AAAAGTGGCTTCTGGTTTGTCTTTCAGACGGAGCAGCTCCGGAAGGGTTCGTGAGGCCGTCGAACGAATTTCTCGCAAAAAAAACCGGATTGTCCGACATCGAGATTGCCATATCGTTTAACGCATTGCTTGATTTGTGTCTGATCGTAAGGACAAGCGAACTAATCAACGAATGTCCTGTTTACCGGATGGAGATGGGAATATGAGCATTGAGGCTATCAACTGGTCTTTTAGGGTTCGTGGGATCAAGTCATCTGAAAAGCTGGTGCTTGTCGCGCTGGCGAACTATGCCAACACAAACGACGAGGCGTGGCCGTCCATCAAGCAACTATCCGAGTGTACAAGTCTCGACAGAAAGACCGTGCTGAAATCAATAGGCATTCTTGTCGAGTGCGGTCTGATCGAATATACCGGTGTCAGCAAGGGAGAAACGAGAAGTGTTAAAACCTATCGCCTGAACACGGACTTGACCGATGCAAGCAGTCCCCAAAACGGTACTGTTAAGCAGCCCCAAAAACGGAACTGTCCCCAAAATGGGACTGTCCCAAATTTCCCATTAAGCAGTCCCGAATTTCCCGCGAAACAGTCCCAAATTTCCCGTGAAGAAGTACCAAATGTGGGACACGGAACCATCAATGAACCATTAAAGGAACCATCAGGGAACCGTCAAAAGGCGCAAGCGCCATTTTCGACCGACCTGCTGATCCGGGAAGGAGTGCCTGATGACGTTGCCAGAGACTTTGCCGAATTGCGAAAGCGCTTGAAAGCACCGATATCGGAGACGGCAGTCAAGGGACTGGTTCGTGAAGCACAAAAAGCGGGAATAACACTGACGGAGGTGCTGGAAACCGTTTGCGCTAATGGCTGGCGTGGATTCAAAGCGGATTGGGTAGCGAAAGGTAGCGGAAGAAAAACGGAAACGATTGCCGAACGCAATGCACGGATCGAAAGAGAGATTTTCGGGCAATCGCTGGATGATGAGGCAAGGACCATCGACATGGAGAAAATCGCATGAATGACGCAAATCGCAAAGAGCTTTACCAGCTGTTGAAACTTGCCTATGCCGGCTACGGGAAAAGTGCTCCCGATCCGGAAACATTCAACGCATTCGTGCATTTCCTCCGGCCATTCCCGTTGACAAGCATCAAGGTGGCACTGGAGGAACACTGCGACCGGTCGGAATTCGTGCCGACTGCCGTAGCGCTGGCCAGGCGATGCAAAGAAATGGATGGGAGACCGACAGCAGATGAAGCGTGGGCAATCGCACTGAAAAGCGCAAATGAGTCCGAAACAGTAGTCTGGACAAGCGAAATTGCACAAGCGATGTTCGCCTGCAAATCAATTCTGGATACCGGCGACAACATCGGTGCACGCATGGCGTTTCGGGATGCCTACAACCGGCTGGTCGATGACGCCAGAGCACAGCTGATACTGGTGAAATGGGATGTGTCGCTGGGGACGGATGCCCAGCGTCGGGAAATTGCCATCCATAACGCGCAACGAGCTGGGCAAATAGCCTGCGACAGCACGCTTTATCCTGCCTTACCGGGTGCCCCGTCCGAAGAAGCCAGACTCAGGATTGCCCAAAAAACAAAAGAACTGTTGGAAAACCTGAAGTCCGGCAGCCTGATGCGATACAGCCGGTCGAAAGAAATCGAGCGAGACCGAGTTGAGACAGCCAGACGTAAAGCGGAAATCGCAAAGGCAGTCGATGAATACCGAAGGGGATCATGAAACCGCGACCGAAGCAGGTTTACCGATCCTCGAGGTCGGACGGCTGAAAAAAATGGATTAATGCGCCATGAAGAACAGAAGAAAAGAAATGCAGGAGACTAATAAAAAAACACGAGGTCGAGACGGCGAGACACGCCGGAACATTCTGGCTTTTTGCAGTCAGGACGCAAAAACGGCACGTGAGATTATTGACGGACTCTCCCTTTCGAAGACGGTGGTGTACAAGATACTAAAAAACCTGAGGGAGAAAAAATGGATAACCGTTCTTGACAAAAAGATAGGCAATAAATCGTTATATCTCGCAAAGGGATATAAAGGCGCCCCTTCTTCCGTCGCTAAACCGAAAGAAAAGGCGGGAAAGAAAGATAGCGTTTCTTTTTCGCAAAAAGTCTTGGACTTTATCAAAGTCAATCCGGGGGTAAGCGCGTGGGAGATCGCCAGCAAGTTTTCCGTCAGTAGTAAAAAGGCTTCAGGAAGCGCGGAGTACCTCTGCTTCCGAAACAGGATTAGGTTGGAGAAAAAAGACGGGATCTACTGCTATTTCCCGGTATCCCGCGACTCCATCCCGCTTAACTTTCGAATTTGGGACAACGCAATACGGCATGTAGTGAGGAGCGCGATATGACACAAAATGCATTGATCATCGACAACATCAAGGCGTTATACGGGTTGGGAAAAGATATCGACGTGGCGCCTCTCCTTGGTGTGACTGCCTCGTCTGTTTCCCATATGAGGCGCGGAGATATTTCCTTTTCACCCCGGATGTTCCTGTTCTTGTGCATCGACAGGGACATGCGACCAAGCCAGATGTTTATGGAGCTTGGATTACCGCCAGATTATTTCGAAAAATGAACTTCATAGAATCTTACTTTAACGCCATCCATAAGAAACTGGCCAATCACTTCGGCATCCCTATTGAGGAAGTACATTTTTACGGTGTTTCCTACCTGATGGATCGGTTGACACCAGTCACACCGGCACGGATGAAATTCGATACATACCGTTGGACGCTGTTAGGAGACTGCCCAGTGTGCCATGCGCCAAGCAATCAGGAGCACACATACTGTTCAAACTGTGGCAGGCGACTGTTGTGGCCGAAGAAAAAAGACTGGGCGAAACACGGTATCAGCACTGATGAATACATCGACAGTCAGTATGAAGAATAAGCTGCTCAAATAAAAAACAAGGGCTTTATTGAGATATGAAAGGATAAAACATGGGAACCGAGAAAACAGCGTTATTGAATGCCCTAGAGGAGTATGAACGGGAAAAGAAAAAATACGGGGTAACGTCTGCTCAGGCGATGAAGTGGATGGGAACGATGCTGGCACTTGTACCGGAAGAGCTGAAAGAAAAAATCGTTGACGCCGGTATTCGGCAAGGAGTGCTACCCAAACCGGATGGTTATCTGGCAGACGGAACACCGGTATATAGCTCCAGATTGATTGAAGATTTCTTCGGGGTGTCCCGGGATGAGATTAACTACCGGCTACAGGTACTTAACGAGGCGAGACAGTCTGTCGGCAAAGAACCATTGTCGTTCCTGGACGATACTCTCGTCCACAAAGTGCATTAGGGGTAAATATGACCTGTATCCGATTTTCCGTTCCCGGCGCCCCAGTCGCAAAAGCCCGTCCGCGTTTCACGAAAAACGGACACGCCTACACGCCCGATAAAACGCGCTCATACGAAGCGATCGTCAAGCTGTGTGCCATGAAAGCCATGAAGGGCAAAAAGCTGCTCACGGGCGCGATTTCGCTTTCCGTGACGGCGTTTTTCCCGATACCGAAATCCTGCACAAAGTCGGTCAGGGCAAAAGCATTGTCCGGTGAATTCAGGCATACAAAAAAGCCGGACTGGGACAACGTCGGCAAGGTTGTATCGGACGCCTTGAATGGTGTGGTTTACGCTGACGATGCGAAGGTATCGCATGCGACTGTCGATAAGCGATATTCCGACTTTCCGCGGGTAGAAGTGTTGGTTGAATGCGAAAACGCGTGAGTTTTATGAAAAAAATCGGTTGAACTTATGACATTGTTTGAAAACACCGAACAGGCTTTGATTTTCGCCTACAACTACACAGGTCAAAACTGCATCACGGCACGTCTGTCGCTGGAGCCATTTCCAACTACCGGAAAAGGACTGGGCGGGCTGAATGGCGCAGCACAGGCAGGCATGATAAGGCGAGAAGTCAGTTCCGCCGGAAGGCTTATTGAAAGCCTGATAACGGCGAAATACGCGCCGATGTGGTTGCCTTGCAGCTGCGGTCATGCTTGCTGCTCTGGCAAGATCGAAAACAGGGAATGGGCGGAAGCGATCCCGTACATCGTGCTTGACGTGTGCAAAAACGCATTGCACGGCGCAGATCGGGGGACGGTTGTCTGGTGTGTCAAGGCGTATTACAGCGGATCTATATTACCCATCAGGCAGATAGCCAGCATGGCAAGCGTCAGCGAAAAAACCATCACGAGAAATTTTCCGAAGATCATCAATTATCTTCGGGGAACAAAGAGCAAAGAAGGTATGGACGCTGTGGCGTATCGTACTGTTGACCGGATTTTGACGGATAAGGGGGTTGTTGGGGAACTGAAATGAAAAGAGATTGGGACTTGGTCAGGGATATTCTCGAAAAAGTCGAGGATGGATCCTTGCAAACGTATCTTTCCAAAGAGAATTTTATCGACAAAGGCATCACCGAAGAAGACATTTTCGGCCATATCGAAATCATGCTGGACGCCGGTATTTTGAAAAACGGGATTGTCTCGCGGGGATGGGGCGGCAAGTTCTCCCAGTGGGATATGCAGGGCATTTTCATCTCAATGCAAGGGCATGACTTGCTGGACGCATTGCGTGACCAAACCGTTTGGATGCGTATCAGACAGAAGGCACGTCAATCTGCCGTTTCCATTTCATGGGAGTTTATCAAAGCAGCGATACCTGTTGTCATGAACGAGTTATTGAAATCGTGAGAACAGAGTTAAATTTTTTCGTTGATACCGGCCTGCCGCAGAATGCTGTTTGCAGTATGACGGGAATCGACTGTTACGGGAACAGCAAAAGATTTCCGGGATATTGGAGAAAACCACATTTCATGGCTTCCCTTGGCTTGTCTGCGAAATTCGCAGTCGTGAGCAAGAAGGATTTTCCGCAATTGCGGATAAAAAGAAGCGCCCATTTAATTGAATGTGACGGTTTGACGTTGAACAAAAACATAGCTCACTTCGTAGTAAGCGTCACGGACAGGGAATCCGTTGTCAGCGAGCAGTTCCGGAATGACCAGATTGGCGCGATCAATGACAGCATTAAGGCTCTCACCTTCTGTTGCAAGCCCAAGTTCATCGCAGATAGCTACCCATACGTTTGCTTCCGGATCATATACCACTTCCACTTCAAAGAAGTGGTCAAGCCGGCGTGTGCTCACTATATGCGGTGCTTCTACTCCCTCTTTCACAAGTTCGTTTTTTTTCATGGCGTAGGCTCCTTTGCCTGTATTTTGACACATGGATGAAAATATCGCTATACTGACATCGCACCGGAAAAAGACGGTGTCGGGTTTGACAGCCCGAATCTCACAGGCGGACAGCCGCTAGCCAAGCGGTATTTTTTTGTCCGTTGCATGGCTTCGTCTATGGGCAAGCCATGTGGGAAGCCGCAAGGCTTGCCGGTATCCTGTGAGCCGGTCTGTCAACCCGCATGGTTTCGCCCACCCTTTTGACAGGGGGTAGGCGATTGATTCAACAATATTCACAGGAGCATAACCATGCAAGCACTCATTATAGGCACATCAGAAGTTCGTCAGATTGACGGTCTATATTCTCTCAATGATTTACATAGAGCATCTGGAAATGAAAATCGTCATCGTCCGTCTCTGTTTATCGAAAATAAACAATCTCAAGATTTAATAGCAGAAATTACCAAAGCAGGAATTACTGCTTTGCGCACAAAAAAGGGCGGGACACAAGGCGGCACCTACGCCTGCAAGGAACTGGTCATCGCATATGCCGCATGGATAAGCCCAGCATTCCATCTCAAGGTTATCCGCGTATTTCTCGCCGAAGCCGGACGCACATTACCCGAGAAACAGGACATCAACCTTCTGGACAAGGACTATTTTGCCAAGGTGCGAGATATTGCGATCAAGTTTGCCGATGATTGGGTGCGTGTTGGCAAAGGCGAGGACGTTCACCCTTCCCTGACGATTCCGGATGACGTGCTTGCCGGCATCATCGCCCAGCAGATCAGCCGACAGAACTTCCGCCTCTACGTGGATTATGCCGGACAACTGCATGTAGCCCCGATACCAAACAAAAGTCCCTATGAAGGGCTGGCAGAAGCGATTGCCGATCCGGGGAATATCGGTCTGACGGATGAGGTGATCGAGGAAATCGGCGCGGCATGTGTCAAGGCACTCGCCTACCGTGCCCATTACAGGAAGTCCGTTATCGGCAAGATCAGGGGGACGAAATGAAAAGTTTTGTCCTGGATAGTTTTTGTCTGATAATGTTTACTTGTGCGATGTGGTTGTTTCTGCTGATCTGATCGCATAATGACGTGGGGGTGCAACACCCCTCACGTTTGGCGAGTATCTTACGGTGTTGAGGCGAAAGAAAAATATCATGAAAAAAATACTGTTTGTATGTTTGTGTTCAATTTTTATTGTTGGTTGTGAAGTAGGAAAGCCTCCGCCTCCTTCGCTGAATGAAAATGCCGTTTGGTACACCAAGGAAATAACAAAACGTCGGATCCTTTCGTCAATTCTGAATGCCACCAATGACGTGTCCGACACCATCAAACAAAGAACGTATGGACTTTACGATGTTGTTGACATAGAAGATATTAATTTTGTTTCCAAGCAAAACATTATTAATGCCGAACGTCAATTTAAAGATAAAAAGTTTATAACAAGTGGAAAAGTTTACGATATAGGCCGTGGTGTATTTGGGCCTTACTTAATCGTATATTCTGAAAGGTCGCCTGCAGACGTTTTCGGGGCGGACTTCAAGGTAAAAGATGAATCTAGCCTTGGAAATGTACGGAAGGGACAACGTGTTTCACTGGCATGTGAAAAGATCAAGTTTTTGCCGTCGCGTGCTGATTGCGAAATGCTAGATGATCTAATAGCAAGAAAAGGGGATGCAGTAGATACGTTGGTAAACTCCATTTTGAATGGAAAATCATCATGGGATGAAACATTTGATTTGCAGACGAAAAGAGTTTACTCGATCGCCAGCAAAATGCCCTCAGACAGTGTATGTTTTCATGCACCTGATGTGCCAGAATGTCGCAAGGACTATAAGCGGGCACAGGCTATTTATGAAAAAGAAACTGGCGATAAGGATGGTAGCGCTGATTTAAAAGAGCCTGTTTCCGGCGCAGCTGAATCACAAAATGAAGACAAAAACGGTAAAAAATCCGGTGCAGAAATTAGAGCGAATATCTGCGCTCATTTCATCGCCGACAACATACACAAAATGGCGATGACTCAGTTTGGATATGAAGCGAAATCTTTTTCCGTATCTGAAAAGGATATATATCCAGAGGCACCCAATATTTGGTATGAAGTAAAAGGCGCAAAACTGAAAGACAAATATGGAAAATGGCACGATGTGAAATTTTCGTGTTTCGTAAATCGAGAAACCAACGAAATATTTAATGATGTGGTGCTCACTTTAAGCGAGAAACAGGGAAATGAACTGACACGGGAAAGGGACCTTTTTTTAACAGACGACCAATTACAGGAAGAAAAGCGTCAACAAAAACTGATTTATATGGTTAATCCTGTTTTTGCTAAACCTGAAACCAGTTGGGCTTTCGCGCATCGGGATGATGTTCATCCGGTAGAAACGGCTCCTGCAACCGATGGATCAGATAACCAGCGAGCAAAAGCGTGTTATAAACAGGTGATAAAACACCTTACCCCTTCTCCGAAAGCCCAAAAACAATGGGTTGTTATTTCGGAAAGCATGAATGAAACGGAAGCGACATTTGTTGCGCAAAGACGAGGACATACCATTAACGTTGGCTGGTCAAAGGGTATGGGAAGCGACGCTCTTCAAATTTGCAGTGTGAGAGAAACTAACGCGGATGGAGTTGAGGTATTTAATGATGAAGGTTCTGATTTTGCCTCAGCGTCTTCCCCCGTTTTCTTTAAACAAAAATAGCCAGCTCAAACATCTAAAAAAGAAAAACTGTTGACATGTCCGAAAAAATAGGACAAAATGCATGTTAATTTCCAAAATGGATGAATGCATCCATAAGATAAAGCCTCCGAAAATTCGGGGGCTTTTTTGTTGCATCGCATAAAACAAAACCCCTGAACGTGGGCGGGTTAGTAAAAGTGATTGAAGCGCTTGAAAAGTGCCGCGCAGCAAGGCGGTTATGCTGGGGTGTTCTGTGTGCGGTATTCGTTGTATATGCTCTTCATGCTATTGCCGCCATCATAAATTCGGTCTCAAGCATTTGTTGAAATGAGATACGGACTCCCCTACAAGGGCAGCAAAAACAAAATCGCCGAATGGGTTGTAAGCATTCTGCCTCATGGCGGAACATTGTGCGATCTGTTTTGTGGCGGATGTGCCGTGACACACGCGGCAATGGTTTCCGGCAAATACGACCGGTTCATCATCAACGATATCGATCCAGTTCTTCCCGGAGCGTTCGTCAAGGCGATATCCGGAGGGTTCGCCGATGAGAAGCGCGTCATCGACCGTGAAACGTTCGACCGACTCAAGGATGCAGACCCCTATGTCGCGCTGTGCTGGTCGTTCGGAAATGGTGCAAAAAACTATCTCTGGAATGACGAAATCGCAGGGGTGAAACTGCTGGCGTGCAAAATGATCATGGCGGACACATGGCAAGAACGCAGGCGATACTATCGGCAATTCATTCTGTGTTTACAGCAAAAACGGGAAGAGCTTGAAGAAAGAAAAGCCCGCCAGGCTGATTACATCAGGGAGCATGGGGAGACGGAAGACTATCTGCGCAATGAATTGAGAAATGCCCTGAAAACATCCGGGAGGACGGCTGCCGACGTTGATCGTCATCTCGGGACGAAAGGCATGGCCGGCCACTACTTCGGGAAATCACAATGGGCGTTCCCGACAAGAGCGGCATACGAGAAAATGCGAGAAATCCTTCCACTGCCGGAATATGACTATTACAGTCAAGGCCTGAAAAGTCTGGAAAGACTGAAAAATCTGCAAAAAGTAGAAAGTCTGGAAAGAATACAAGATCTGGAGAGTCTGGAGCGACTGGAAAGATTTCAAAAGCTACAAGGAGTAGAACCCATTCCAGAAGTACGAACGGGAGATTATCGGGATATTGCCCTTCCGGATGACGCCGTGATTTATTGCGATATCCCTTATCATGGGACAGACGAATACAAGAGCGCCTTCGATCACGAGGCGTTTTACGATTGGGCGGAAAGCCGGAAACAGCCGGTATTCATTTCCGAGTATGTGATGCCGCAAGACCGGTTCAGATGCATTGCCGAACGCAGGAAAACATCCAGTTTTTCCGGTTCGAGCAATTCGACGAAAACGATAGAAAAGATTTTCATCCCGATCCATCAGCCATACAGCCCGCCAGCAAGCGGGCTTTTTTAATGACGTCAACGTGCCATTTTCTCGATAGCCGAATCCGCCAGAAAAGCAGAGCGGCTTCGGATATTATGTGTTTGCAGGTAAGCATCAATAGATGCCAACAGACTGGATGGAAGCGTGATAGTCAGCCTTTCTGTTTTTCCAAGATATGGAGTGATGTCGATATCCACCAGCCCCACGTGGAAGCCTTTGTATTCCGGATTTTTGACAATATCCTCGACTTTAGAAGGAGTTGGTATTTTCCGGTCATTTCTGGCCATGTTATCCAGCTCAATTTTTGCAGCTTCCACGGCAACGGCATAGCAGTCTTCAAACGTATCGGCTGCCGTGAATACGTCCAGATCGGGTATTCGGACATCACAGGCTGTTTTTTCGTCGCCCAATTCGATAACGATAGGATATTTCATGATATCTCCTGTTTGTTTCACGGTTTGACAAGGCATGAATGATGAGGAAAACCTCATCATTTATTAAAGACCGGCTTTCTTTAGCAATCCTTTGACAGTACCGAGTTTCAAATCTTTTCTAGGGTGAGGCACAGCAAGATTGTTAGGATTGCCCGCTTTCGTAAAAATATGATGACTGCCATCTATTCTTACGAGTTTCCAACCATTATCGGTTAGCAACTTGATCAGTTTTTTACTGTTCATGCCTTGTTTCCATTTCTCTATGACATGTAATTATTATACATAAATATGTATTAAAATGCAAGAGTAAAATAGTATGTCAAAAGAAGATTTAAAACCCGTTCGAAGCAAAGACGAAGCAAAGGAAAGAGGCAAAAAAGGCGGCATTGCTTCCGGTGAAGCAAGGCGTAGGAAAAAGACAATCCGTGAAACGCTGGAAATGATGCTGGCCGGCCAAATGCCGGATGGAGCGACAAGACGGGATGCTATTGTGACAGCACTCCTTGAAAAAGCGTTGTCCGGCGATGTACGCGCATTTGAGGCAATCCGGGACAGTGTCGGCGAAAAGCCAACAGAAAAAATGAACGTATCCACAGCAGGCGGTGTGGTGTTCCCGACAAGCATTTTATTGGTGGCAGGTGAGCCAGGCAAAAATACAGATACCCCCGAAGCTGATAGCGGTGTTTGACGGGCCAGCTCGATACCGTGGCGCACATGGTGGGCGAGGAAGTGCAAAGACCATGACTTTCGCCAAGATGAGCGCCATTCGCGGATACATGTTCGGTCAGCAGCTTCAAAGCGGCATCATCCTGTGTGGGCGCGAGTTCATGAATTCCCTTGAGGATTCCTCAATGGAAGAAGTGAAACAGGCGATTCGTTCAGAGCCGTTTCTGAATGCGTATTACGATATCGGCGAAAAATACATCCGTTCCGTCAACGGCCTGATCGAATACAAGTTTGTTGGTCTTCGCAACAATCTGGACAGTGTGAAGTCGAAAGCTCGCATTCTTATAGCGTGGGTGGACGAAGCGGAAAACGTCTCCGAATCTGCATGGTTGAAGCTGATCCCTACGGTCAGAACGGAAGGCTCTGAAATCTGGGTGACGTGGAACCCCGAGAAAAAGGGAAGTCCTACCGATCTGAGATTCCGGCAGAACAAAATGCCGGATGCACGGATTGCCGAAATGAACTATATGGACAATCCATGGTTTCCGTCCGTGCTGGAAAAAGAACGCCAGAACGACCTGAAGCGTCTGGACGATGCGACTTACCGCTGGATATGGGAAGGGGCCTACCGTGAAAACTCTGCCGCACAAATCTTTGCTGGCAAATACGAAATACATGATTTTGTTGCAGCGTCGAACTGGAACGGCCCGTATCAGGGAATAGACTTCGGTTTTTCAAAAGACCCGACGGCGGCGATTCGGTGCTGGATACATAACGAATGCCTGTGGATTGAACATGAGGCCTTCAAGGTAGGGTTAGAGCTTGATCAGACGACAGATTTCATTGCCGCACGCATTCCACGTTTCAGTCAGTACGTTACGCGAGCAGATTCTGCACGACCGGAATCCATTTCTTACTTGAAGCGTCATGGATTGCCCAGAATTTCTCCAGCAGAAAAGGGCAGGGGTTCTGTAGAAGATGGGATATCGTTCATCAAATCTTTCAGGAAAATATACATCCACCCACGATGCAAAGAAGTCATCAATGAATTCCGGTCTTACAGTTACAAGATCGACCGTCTTTCTGGGGATGTGCTTCCGGATGTTGTGGATGCATTCAACCATGGAATTGATGCCCTGCGTTATAGCCTTGAACCCGTCATGAAAAACAGGCGACCTTTCAACATAAAACTCTGATGCGAAAAACGTTGAAAAAACCTTCCTATCGGCCCTTAAACATTTCGAATTATCTGTTTGAAGACGACAGCATTGACGGAATCATCGACTGGCGCGAAAAACTGAAACCGGCGGAAACCCTCGGGAAACCCGATAAAGATGCACAAATGGCAAACGACGAAGCCTGTGCTTACGCGTGGGGGCTATTGTCTCACTCGCTGGAACTCGGCCAAATGCCAACGACCGCATCGTTTCTGGGCTATCCGGCATTGCAGGACATCGCCCAGAACGGACTGATACGCGCATGCGTTGAAACGGTTGCGGACGACATGACCCGCGATTTCGGAAAAATCAAGAGCGAAGAACCTGACAAGGCGGAGATTGTTGTTGCGATGAACAACGCGCTTGAGCAATTCCACATCCGGGATGTCTTGCATGAGGTTGCAGAAAAAGTTGGCTATTTCGGCGGGTGTCTGGTTTACATAGATACAGGCGCAAATGATGCGGAATTGCAAACCCCGCTCAACATGGGCGAATACAGCAATGAATTGCGCAATCTCAAAGCATTCCGGGTAATTGACCCTATCAATGTGTATCCGGGAGCCTACAACAGTGCGGAACCTTTGAAAGCGGATTTTTTCAGGCCGGATCACTGGTATGTCATGGGCAAGCGCGTCCACGCATCAAGGCTGATTCGCTTTGTTGCCAACGAAGTGCCACAGCTATTGAAGCCGGTTTACAACTTCTTCGGTATCGCACAAGCCCAACTGCTTTGGGACTATGTGATGCATTTTTCGGAGTGCCGTGTCGCCACCGCGAACATCGCCAAGAAATACAGCATGACCGTTTTCAAGACGAACATGTCTGCCACGCTGATGGACGGCGCCGGAACGGACCAGATCAACAATCGTATCCGGTTGATCGCCCGTTATCAGGACAACAACAGCATAACGGCGATAGATAAGGACAACGAAGACATCGTCAAGATCGAAACGCCGATTGGCGGGTTGACTGATATCACCAAACAGGGACTTGAGTTTCTTGCAGCGCTCAATCGCACACCTGCCGTTAAATTGCTGGGTATATCCCCTTCCGGCTTCAATGCCACAGGGGAAAGCGATCTGCGGAATTACAACGACCATATTTCCAGTCAGCAGGAAAAAGTTTTCGGACACGGTCTGAAAACCATCATCGATTGCATCCATGTTTTTCTTTTCGGAAAAACAAACAAGGGGCTGATATTCGAATGGGCAGAGCTCGGCGAAGAAGATCAGGCCGCCATGGCGAACACCCAGAAAGTAAAAGCCGACACGATGGCGGTTTTGTTGGATCGAAGCGTTATCAGCCCGGAAGAAGCGCGTCAGGCTGTCGCATCCGATCCTGACAACCCACTGTCATTTATTGACCCCGCGGACGTCCCTGAAGGCGAGCCTGTGGATTTCGGCGATCTGGATGACGCGGACAAAGCCGGTGAAATCTACTGATGAAAAAAAAGAAGCGAGCGAAGGTCTTGCGTCCCATACTGCCGAATGCGGGAAACAGGGCGTGGTACCGCAAGAAAATCCTCACATTGAACGAGGAGATGCAACGGTCGGTATCGTGGTGGCTCATGTCGGAATTACGCAAGAACGGCAGCGCGGCAGACTTGAATCGCACGATGGAAGAGCTGACACGACGCTGGCAAGACCGATATGAGGAAGAAGCCGCAAGCATCGCCGAAGCGTTTGTAAAACGCGTCAATACCAGCACAGTGAAGTCCATGGAACAGGCCTTCGTTTCCGTTGGATTTGATATCAAATTGCGAAACACACGCGAGGTGAACAATATCCTCAATTCGTTGCGATATACCCAGGTTGACCTGATCCGCAGCATTCCAGCACGAGAACTGGATGCAGTATCTGGCATCGTGCAACGCGGAGTGCAAGCAGGTAGAGACATCGCCTATATACAGGACGAACTGAAAAAACGCTTTGCCGTAACGAACAACAGAGCACGAACCATCGCCATAGACCAGAGCAACAAGGCGACACAGGCTATCCGTGAGGCACACGATCTGGCGGCCGGCATTACCGAGGGAATTTGGGATCACGTGCCGGGACGCAAGACATCACGACCGACCCACGTTGCCATGAACGGAAAACGTTTCAAGCTGTATGGGCCTGACAGGGGGCTGTACGACAGTGCGGTAGGAAGAACAGTCATGCCCGGGGAATTGATTTTGTGCGCCTGTGGATATAGAGCGGTGCTTCCTGAATTTTTCAGGTGATAAACATGATTATTCAAGACGCGGACAAGTGGATTACAGTAAAGCCGAATGGGGCGGAAAACAAAGGAGCGCACGTCAAGATCGACGGGGAGACCGGCGAGGTGAAAGCCGGAATGGGCGGAAAGTTCACAGGGCAGCGCATTTCTGAAGTTCGCAAAGACTTTACAGGTCCCAAAACACCAAGGGGGTTTCAAAGGCAAAAACCTGATCACAAGACGTACCAACAAAATCGAACGGCAGAAAGCGGAATAAAACGAGATGATCAGGGGCGTCCTGTTGCGCCGAAACGCCCTGTCCTCGTGTCAAACGGATACTGGAACGGCAAGTTCTATTCGAACAACAGGGTTTTCGTTGACGGCAAGCAAGTCAAATTGACGAATGAAGAAGCAGAGGCTCTCAAGAAATGGCAGAAGGAATACGCCCGATTCAAGGAAGAGCGGAAAGAGGACACGAAAATCGCGCCGAAAGCCTATCTGAACGTCAAATATGAGGACAGGAACGCGGCGAAGCAAGCCGGCGCCAAATGGGATCCTGATGCTAAAAAATAGTTTTGGGACAAGCGAAGCGGCGAAATGCCTGAAGCATTGAACCGGTTCTATGGAATACCTCAATCAGCGCCAAAAGCAGAAAGAGTCATTACACAGAAAACAGAAACAGCGAAACCATCATCCATGACTGACCGCGAACTCGCCGCACAAGCCAAACGATATGACAACACGTTCAACGAAGGTGGTGAAGGATACAACCCGTATCGTGTTGAACAAGAAAAGAGAAGCTGGGGTGCGTTACGGCGTTCCAGTACAGAAAGTGCCTTGAAGTCTTTTCCTGAAATGTATCTGGACAATCTTCCGGGAGCGCGTCAGTTTAATGAAGCGATGAAGCAAGGGAATATCGCTAAAGCGGATGAAGTGCTTGCCTCCAATCCGGCTCTTGCGAATTACGCCAAATGGTCGAGCGCTGGAGCAGAAACGGCTTACGGCATGAATCAGCGTAATGCCGCCAGAATGCTTAGAAACGGGAGCAGCTATGAAGAAGCAAGGCAGATTGCCGAGAAATCCGCCTATAACTGGGACAATTCCATGGGAACAACATTGACCTTTGATGCGGCGAGCAAGCGTCGCTTTGATGAAAACGGCTTCATGCACGTTGAATCAAGCCATATCACCAAAGAGCAAGTGGTACCGTATCGCGGGCGAGAAATACCAGGCTGGCAAGAGCGTGGTCTCGATCCGGACAAGATTTATTTCGGTTACCGACCGTCGGAAGAACTGCAAAAAGCGGTGGACACCTTCAACGGCTTGCCGATCATGCTGATGCATCACACGGTATCCGCCGACGATCCGAAGAAGGAGTATCAGGTCGGTTCCATGGCGACAAACGCGGTTTGGAACGCGCCATACGTCGACAACGGAATGATTTTTACGGATTCTGTTGGCATTGAGGCCGTCAAAAACGGTACGTGCAGGGAAATCAGCTGCGCATATCAGTATGACCCGGATTTCACGCCGGGTGTTTTCGATGATACGCCGTATGACTTCGTGATGCGGAATATCAGGGGCAATCATGTTGCCATCGTGGAAGAGGGACGTGCAGGCCCGGATGTGGTCGTGGCAGATTCTTCCGAAAACTTGAAACCAAAAGGAGTAAAACAGCTTATGAGTATTCTCAAAGACTTCTTCCGCGGTGCACAAGACAGTGACCCGGGCATCGAAGCCGCGGAAGTCAATGCAGCACAAACCATTTTGGATTTGCACAAACGCGATCCCATTACCGGGGAAATTGTGGACATTACGACAGACGAGGATAAAAACGCCAAGATTCAGGAATTGATCAACCAATTTTCCGAAGTGCTGTCTCCGGAAGATTTGAAGAAATTTGAAGATAGCCTTACCGATCTCGCTTATTCCAAAGCAACTGGTGAAAGCGAAATTGCCCGGAAAATGGACGGGGAAGATGACGGGCTGAACACCGCCGAGGCCTACGCTTATGGCGAAAAGAAAGAACGCGAGCGCGAAGAACGGGAGGAAATGCGCGGTGGCAGGGATGCGACTCCCTTGAATACAGCGGAAGCTGTGGCCGCAGGTGAACGTCACGAGCGAGAAAAACTCATGCGCGAACACATGCGCGAACGGGCAGAAGATGCCTTGAAAAAATGCGGCATGGATGCCGAGCCGGATGCCGTGAAAGAAGCTTTCGCCAAAGGGTTCGCTTGGGGAATGCATGATGGCGAAAAGGACATGCGCAATCGCGCCGAACGCGAAAAACTGGATCGGGAACATGAACGGGAAGCGATGGAAAAACGCTATGCGGCGGATTCCGCAGCCCTGATAAAGAAAGTCGAACGATCCATTGCGGCCAAATTCGAGGCGGCAAGAGAGGTGGAAACCGCTATTGGAGCAGTTCGCCCGCTGGCCTTCGATAGTGCCGACGCTATTTATGGTTACGCACTTGCACAGATGGGACGATCAGGCGTCAACAAAGCGGCGGCTCGCGAAGTGTTCCGAGCCATTGTGGACACGCACAGACAAACGATGGCAATGGACGCAACCCCCTATCAGGACCGGAAATATACCGGAGAGTTCGCGGGATTGAAAAATCTTAAAATCGAAAGGTAAAACATGGCATTGCAATCATACGTAAACAAGGATTACGCTCTGGGCGTGCCGGGTGATATGGTCAACCCCGGTGAAGGACAAAATGTATTTACTCCGGTCAATCCCATAGCAGACGGAGACGTCAATGTCGGTTCATTCGTCTTTCCAGGCGCAGATCCCTATACGATGGCCTCAAACAGTGCGACGGTCGATACGTCCGGAAGTGACACTTATGCCGTTGCAGCAACCCCTTCATCCGGTGATCCTGTGACAGGAAACGTTACCGTCGCCAATGACGGACTGGATGTTTCGTTGCAATCAACCGTCGGGGCGATTAACAAAACGGACAGCACCAATACCTCCGCGAACGGGACACTGACGATTCCGGTCGGTGCGGATTTCAAAGGAACCGTTACATTGGGAGGGAAAACCATCGCGACAGTGACGAGCGGATCTGTATCCCCCGGAAGCGATCTGACGGCAACCGGCACGAACAGCACGGTGACGGTTTCCAAGACGGAATATTCGGGAACGGATATCGTTATCACATTCTCGGTTGCCTGGACCGCTCAGGGAACGGGTACGGCCGTCATGGGCTTTGTCGTCCGTGTCCAGATGTATCCGAATTATCTTCTCAATTCGCCGGGCACCTTGACTGTACCGAGTGGCAGCGCCTTGTCGGTTGCGGTAAGAGGCGATTTTTATGCCATCTCCAAAACAGAGGCTACCATCGGACAGAAAGTATTTGCGAGCACGACAGACGGATCCATCAGTACAGGTGCGGCAAGCGGTTCCGTACCGGGTAGCGTCGAGACCGATTTCACAGTGAAACGTGGCGGAGCGGCCGGCGAATTGATCGTGATCGGCAATCAGTAACAGGACAGAAACCACCAGCCCCCTTGAACAGGGGGCTTTTTTTATGGGTGAATAAATGGCACATATTCCATCAATACGTGAAGTCGAGCGATACGGCTTTCGCTTCCCTTATGCCAAAGGGTGGCTAACAAGGCAAAATGTCATGGCAATGGACGCGGCGCTCATTACAACGCCAAACACCACAGTTCCGGCGGCCCTGCTGCAGTATATCTCTCCGGAGGTCATCCCGATTCTGACGGCCAAAAGAGCGTCGGCTGCGATACTGGACGAGAAAAAGGTCGGAGACTGGATAACGGCGATCTACCAGTTCCGCACCGAAGAATATACCGGGTCGACCGGTCCGTATTCCGATTATGGGGATGGCCCCTCCTCCGGTGTAAACAACGAATGGAACAACCGCGAACAGTACATTTTCCAGACAACAATCACTTACGGTGATCTGGAAGTGGAAATGTCCGCACAGGCTAAAATCGATTTGATTGCAGGAAAACAGCGTGGTGCAGCCGAAATCATCCGAACGGATGCCAACAAATTCTATTTGCTTGGGGTAGCGGGTCGCAAGATTTACGGTCTGTTGAATGAACCGAATCTGCCTCCGGCCATTACCCCGAACAATGTGTCCGGGGCGATTACTTGGCCGGAAAAACTTTCCATCGAAAACGATCTGGGTACTCGTGCAGTCTATAACGATATTCTCAAACTGTTCGGCCAACTCGTATCACAGGCAGGAGGCCTGATCGACCAGAATACGGAGATGAAATTGCTGATTTCGCCTGCACGGTCGGTGCAGCTTGCGATGGCCACCAACTTCAATGTTTCGGCCAGCGAAATGATGCAGAAAAACTTCCCGCGTCTGGAAGTCGAAACAGTGCCGCAGCTCTCCAGTGAAACCGCAGGCGAAACCATGATCCTGATGGTCAAACAGTTCATGGGTAACGATACGGCAGATCTGGCGTTCGGCGAAAAAATGCGTCAAGGCAGACTGGTCCCGGAAACTTCCAGCTTCCGGCAGAAGTTTTCCGCGTCGACCTATGGTGCGATCATGAAAATGCCGTTTGCTTATGCTGTCATGAGTGGTATTTGACGGCGAATTGATTCCTTCCTTTCCCCTCAAGCCCTTTTCGGGTCTTGAGGGTTTTTTATGACTTGAGACCTCCCCATCAAGGGAGAGGCAATCTGCACGGTCCCTATCCGTCGGTGTGGATTGAAACATTGGAGAAACACCAAAAATGGCAAGAAAACCGGTAACGGCCAAAACGGCACAGTCTGTTGTAAAAACGGATACAAAAGTTGTGGTTTGTCTCAATCTGGCGCATTCCCTTGTCTTCGATGTCGGGGACAAAAAGATAAAGATAAACGGGTCGAACGAAAATCTGCGTGGCGCCAACGAAGGCATTCTTTCGATCGGCAAGTTCGGCGAATCGATCATAGACCGTCAGGACTGGGAAGAAATCGTGCGGCAATACGGAAACATGACGATTTTCAAACGTGGCCTGATTTTTGCGCAGAACGATACTGCCAGTGCACGGGCGAAAGCGAAAGAACTGAAAGACACCCGGCACGGTCTGGAACCGGTTGATCCAAAAAGGACAACCACGAAAGAAGACAGCAAATGATTGTCGTCTTCAATGCGACAGAATTCCGGACGTTTTACCCGAAATTCACGGAGGAGCTGATATCGGATGAACAGCTGGACAATCTTTTCCAGCTGGCTTGTACTTTTATCGACAATACGGACAAATCGCGATTTCCGTATGATCCTAACCGCAACATCTATACACGCAAACAAATGCTCTATTTGCTCGTGTGCCATCTCGCGACAATGGAATTATGGGGGGCTGGACAGTCCGGGCCGTTGACCAGTGCCACACAAGGGTCCGTCAGCGTCGGATTCCAGAGCATGGATATGTGGGGCCAACCATGGTTTTCGCAGACCCCGTGCGGCAGGACGCTCCTGCAGATGCTGATGCCCTATGCTCTGGGTGGACGGATTTTCACGAAACCGCACTTTCATCCGTATGGCTAAAATCGACGATTTGATCAAAAGGATCAAGGCACTTGACGGTTATCAGATCAAGGCTGGCATCCTGAAAGGGGCGACCTATCCGGATACCGGGCAATCGGTTGCGCAGGTGGCGTTCTGGCAGGAATACGGCGTTCCGTCGCGGGGAATTCCTCCCAGGTCGTTTATCCGGAGTACGGAGGCGGCGAAACTGCCGGAGTGGCGTGCTTTACGTGACAAATATCTCGCTTTTTATCTGCGCGGCGATATTACGAAAGAAAATCTCACGACGATTGTAGGGGGACAGATGGCAGCCGATATCAAGGCGGCGATCAAGGCAGGCATTGATCCGCCCCTGTCCCCTGTTACAGTCATGACGCGATATCTGGTGAAGTCGAAAAACAGGCAAAGAACTTTTTCAACCGTGCAGGAAGCAAGGGAACGTATTGCGAAAGGCGAAACGCCACCGTCCGGTGATGATACGTCCCTTTATGACACTCACGTTCTTTATAATGCGATTGACTACGAATGATTGATGTCTTCACGATTTCAAATAACGCCATACAGGTTGTCAACGAGAACATCCCAGCCATATGGCGCCGGTCGAACGGTTATCTGATTGATGATGCCGGTATCCAGATTCCGCAGTACATCGATACAGCTATCAAGGTGCAATCCCAAGCGGTTTCAGGCGATACGCTGGCGTTTACCGAAGGTTTGGACATACAGGGTGTCATGCGCTCCGTCTATATGTACGGGAACGTGCAGGGCGTTGTTCGCTCTGACGAGCGCGGGGGGGACTTGCTCATGTTTCCCCAAATTCCGGGCAATCCCAATCAAACGTGGAAGGTTGTTACTGTCGTTGAGACATGGCCTGGCTGGGCGCATGTCATTGCCGTACTGCAAACCGACGAATCCGATCAGTAAGAAATGAAACCAGACATACAGGACAGTGCCGTTTTTATGGCGCTGCGGGCCTTTCTTTCCGAGTTGTTTCCGGATGTTGAAGTTATTCAGACGCAGCAGAATCGGGCTCCGCCACCGCGTGGAGCGTTCGTTGCCATGAGCAATGTGGGAAAGCGCCGGTTGTCGACCAATCTGAGGACATACACCGACACCGACGCGACCAAGACGCAAAACACCGTTATGCCGACCGAATACACGGTACAAGTGGATTTTTACGGCAAGGGGTCAGGAGAAAGAGTGCAGACATTCTGCACTCTTTTTTTTGATTACTACGGATGTGACGCGTTCCCGGAAAACGTCCGTCCACTCTACGTAACGGATCCGCAGCAGATTCCCCTTATTTCTGGCGAGAAACAATTCGTTGAACGCTGGAAAACAGAAGCAAAGATTCAGATCAACCCCGTTGTCAGCGTCCCGATGGATTTCTTCAGCGAACCGTCGCTGACGCTGATTCCGGTTCCTCTCAAGGAGTAAACAATGGCGTCATATATACCCATTGACCAAATCGTTACCATCAATCCGGGAGTTATCGGTGCAGGCAGCAATCCTCTTGCGCTGAATGGTCTTTTTATCGGAGAAAACAACCTGATTCCATATGGACAGGTGATGGAATTCAACAGCGCGGATGCCGTCTCCGACTGGTTCGGCTCGTCCGCCTATGAAACCAGACTGGCCAATGTCTATTTCAATGGTTTTACGAATTGTACGAAATATCCCGGGGCGATATTTTTTGCACCTCGCATTACCGAAGCGCGTGCAGCATGGGCTCGCGGATCGTCCCTGAAAGGAATGACACTGGCGTCCCTGAAAGCAGTGACCGGCACCCTGTCCGTTACAGTGAATGGAACAGCCTATTCCACTGAACTGGTCAACCTGTCGACCTCGACCAGTTTTACCAATGCCGCCGAACTGTTGACCACGCAATTATCCATGAGCGAGGCCGCGACCGTTACATGGGACGCTACCAGCAATCGGTTCACCATCACTACCATATCGACTGGTACAGAAGCATCCATTTCGCAGGTTACCGGAACCGCTGCAGCAGGGCTCGGCCTGTCGACCGCAACATTGTCGCAAGGAGCACCGGTCAACACATTGACGGATATCCTCAATTTCGCGAAAACCCAATCGCTGAACTGGGCATTATTCACGACGATTGAACAGTCCACTCAGGAAGAGGCGACGGAAATGGCGATATGGGCGAACAACCAGAACAACGGCTGGGGTTTTGTCATGAGCGATAACGATCCGAATGCCGAAATGGCAAACAACGAGACCTGTTTCGGATTTCTGGCAAAACAGGCGGCCTATGATTCCACGCTTAGCCTGTTTGACCCGAACGAGAACCCGACGTTCAAGGCGTTTGTAATGGGGTGCGCGGCATCCATAGACTGGAGTGCCACAGAAGGACGCATCACTTTCGCGTTCAGACGGCAATCCGGACTGGCCACGACTTGTAATGATCAGCAGATTGCCGAAAACCTGCTGGGCAATGGTTACAGCTATTACGGAGCGTATGCGGGACGAGGGGAAGATAACACGTACAACATCATGTACGATGGCAACATGCCGGGAAACTATCCGTACTTCGATACGTTCATCAATCAGATTTATCTGAACAATCAGTTGAAACTGGCCATATTCGATTTGCTGCTGGCGATGAATTCGATTCCCTACAATGATGAGGGCTATACGCGTATCCGGGCCTCTATACTCGATCCGGTCAATGAAGCAGTGAATAACGGCACCATCAGAACGGGCGTACCGCTGTCGGAAAGCCAGAAAACACAAATTTCTGCCAGGGCCGGCAAAGATATTTCCAATGAACTGTATAGCCAGGGGTGGTATCTCCAGATCAATGCGGCGACAGCGATTATCCGGGCGCGACGCGGTTCACCATCCATGAATTTCTTCTATTGCGACGGTGAAGCGATCCAACAGATCACGCTTCCATCTCTCGTCATTATCTAAGGAGCATTTGACATGGCAGATATAGATATCACATCAGCAAACAGTACGCTGATCATTACCGTTTCGGCCCTGGCAATCGCTTCGGTGGCGATGGAAGGATACGCGGTTGATAACGCATGGGCGCTGGATGACGCGGAAACAGCGGTCGCGCAGGTCGGCGTGGATGCGAAGATGACGGCTGGATGGGTACCACGGCTCAATCCGCTGACACTTTCGTTCGCGCCGAATTCGCCGTCTGTGGCAACACTCTCGGCGATCATCACAGCCCAGGACGCAAACATGACAATTTATACGTTGCAGGGGGTCTTGTCATGTCCGTCCATCGGGAAATCATGGACGCTTTCCAATGGCGTTCTCACCCGGGGCAAGATGATCCCGGATGGAAGCCGGATCCTTGGGCCCCAATCTTTTCAGCTGACGTTTGAATCAGCGCGTCCTGCAGTACTTTAAGGCGGAGAAAACAAGATGAGCAGAAAAGAAATCGACATTACCATCAACAAGGAAAACCGCGACAAGGGGAAACGGTTCCGGATAACGGAAATGAGTGCATTCGACGCGGAAAGCTGGGCAATGCGCGCCATTTCCGGCATGGCTTGTGCCGGTGTGGATTTGCCAGGCGAAATTCTCCGTTCGCCTTCAGTAGAAGCGCTGGCGTCCATCGGGATCAGCGCGTTTCTGAAAATCGAGCGCCACGAACAGGAAGAACTGTCGCGACAATTACTGGATTGTGTCCGCCTCATTTACGACATGAAAGGAAACACAAGAGACCTGTTGCCGTCGGATATCGAGGAACCGTCCACTTTGTTCACATTGCGCCTGAAAGCCCTCGAATTGCACTTGTCCTCTTTTTTCGCAGGCGGCGGCTCCATCTCCGCATAAGTCCGCAAGAGCACATTCCCGGACTGGCGAATTACGCCAATATTCCGGAAATCATAGGCTTGCTGGTCAGCAATCAGCTGGCCAGCTTGCGTGAACTTCAGACGGTCTATGGCGTACAGGACGCTTATGATCTTCTGGAAATTCTCATCGTCAACAGGTATAACGAAAACCGGATAGCAAAATGGCAATCGCAGACGAACTCGTCGCCGTACTGAAAGTCGATAACAGCCAGCTTCTCGAAGGGCTGAAAAAAGCGCAGGCGGGGTTACAGGACATCCAGAAAGCCATGAAAGAAGCGTCGGAAGATGAAAAACGTCTTGCTGATGCTCAGGAAAAAGCAAGGAAAGCGACTGCCGAAGCGACCAAAGACACCCGAGCCGCATCGGAAGCCTTCAAAAAATTTTCCGGAAGTCTCTCAAGCGTCCGTTCGTCCTTCCTGTCGCTCCGAACGATCATGACAGGATTTCTCGTCGGGACAGGGATTTCCCGTCTGACAGAATCCGTTACCAAAATATCTAATCTGTCCCAGATCACAGGGCAGAGCGTCGGCAGTATCCGGGCATTGGGAAATGTCTTCGAACAGTTGGGGTATTCCGCAGGGGAAGCGAACGGAACGATCCAGAGCATATCGGATGCGCTGGCAAATGCAAACTACGGCGGGGCATCGCCGGGGGCCTTGATACCCTTTCTTAACTTCGGTATCCAGACGAAGGACAAGGACGGCAATCCGAGAGATACAGCGGAAATGCTCATTGATCTCGGAGAGGCGGTACAGAAGAGTTCGAAAAACATCGCCGAAGCCCGAATGAAGTTGAAAGCGATGGGATTCGACAATGCTTCCATTGCTTTCATGACGGCGGATAATCCGCGTGAAATGCTGGCGCAACAGAGAGCCAATGCCGAGGCTTACGAGCAACAGGCGGAAGCGGCAAGGAAGCTGAACGGGTTCATCAAAGAGCTTGAGCAGACATTCACAAGTCTTGGCGTACAGGCACTTCCGGTTGTCGAACCCATCGTAAAAGACGTTACAGACGGGCTCCAGAAACTGGTTGCTGTCGCCAACAAACATCCGGAAGGTGCACAGATGGCGATCAAGGCGATAGGTGCTGTCGCATTGCTTGCCAAGGGGCCAGTCGGAGCATTGATCGTCGCACTGGAAGCATTAAGAGAATGGTACCTCAAGGCAAAAGACTGGCTGGCAAACGGAAATGAAATACAGAAAAACGTTGTATCCGGGGAGTATGAAGGCAATACGGTTGATCCGTCGAATTACAACGTTGATCCGAAAAGCGAAAAAACCGGAGACTGGGGCACCGGATTCTACAAAACCACAAGCGGCTGGCTTGATTCTGGAATCAAGGCGTTCAAGGATGCGTGGGGGGAAGACCCCGTAGTGGGTGGAGTCCCGGGGAATAACGGGAAAAACAAGGCATCACAAGCCATTGATTTTTTTGTTTCCAAAGGCTACAGCGCCGATGAAGCCAAAGCAATTACCGCCAATTTGCAAGGGGAGAGCAGCTTCGACGAAAAAGCGGTCGGAGACGGAGGAAAAGCCTATGGACTGGCTCAATGGCATCCTGACCGGCAAGCGCAGTTCAGGAAATTGTTCAATAAGGATATCCGGGCAGCGACGTTTCAGGAACAGCTGGAGTTTGTCGACTGGGAATTGAGGAACACTCACCAGAAGGCATTGAGAGAAATGCGCAAGGCGAGGACGTTGGGTGACAAAACCGGCGCGATCACCCGGCATTACGAGATTCCGGCAGATATTACAGGAGCATCTGCCAAAAGAGCGCAAATTGCGATGGGGTACGGCAACTATCAGCCACAAATGGTGGCGATGGCAAACGCCCAGCCTTCCGTAGTCAACAACACGACAAACCAGACGACCAACAATACCCTGAACCTCACTGTAGCCGACGTAAAAGAAGCGAAAGAAATTGTCGGGCAGTATACGTCCGGACAGAAAACAAACCGGCGTATGGCAAGCGGGACGACAGTTTAAAAAATGCAGACATTTGAAAAACGCAGTATCGATGTGTTGTTTTCCATCGTTTCAGGTTCACCGGATGGGCAGCCCAGACAGATATCCTTTTCGGGCTTGCGTGTTTCAGCACGTATCCGGTATGAGGCGGGTGCCTATAATATGGCGGATATCCAGATATACGGGCTGTCACAGGATTTCATGCGCCAGCTGATCACGATCCATGCATATGGATGGACAGGCAACAGCTTTGTCAACAACCGAATTGCGCTCCGCTATACGGATGAAACCAACGTCACGATCTTCGAGGGGGGGATTGTCAGTGCGCTGATTGATTACAATACCGCGCCGGAAGTCCCGTTTGCCATTCTGGCCTCGGCAACCTATAAAGAACAGATGGAAGTACCTGGGGGAATGTCTTTTCCGGGAACCGTGGCGGTTGAAACGATTCTTCAGAAAATTCTGGGAAAAAGTGCAGGGAAGACGCTTGAAAACAAGGGGGTGGATACAGTTCTGACAGATGAATCGGTCAACGGGTCGGTTATGGACATGATCGATCAGGTATGTCGTCATGCGAACATCGAATACTGGATGCAGAACAATACGCTCATTATCGCTCCGAAAGGGTCTACAGCTGAAAGTGCTGCCCCAATAGAACTGACCCCGGAAACAGGACTGGTTGGCTGGCCGGTACTGACGCAATACGGTTGCAACGCACGGGCCCTGTTTTCACCGGACTACGTTGCCATGAGAACCGTAAAACTTGCTTGTCCGGTACTTTTTGACGGCACACGGACTTTTTACATTGTCGGATTGACCCATGAAGTCGATTCCGAAGTGCCCGGCGGACGCTGGCATACGCGTCTGCGATTGCAGTTGAATACATCTAACGGTTAAACATCATGGCAACAGGATTGAACGGTTTCCCGAGTGTATCGGGAATTTCGGTATCGAGCATTGCGACGGGTGCATTGGGACGTCTCGAAGCAGCTATCTGGGATTTGCTGTCCGTTTCGCCGAAGTGGGGAATTTACCTGGACAATACGGTAGCCATCGAAGTGGATTCGGTCTTGTCCGTTGAACACAGGGCCTTCGCACAGGTTCCGACTTATCGCCTCATGTCCGGCGCGTTCGCCAGCTACAACAAAATCAGCATGCCGTCAGGACATCGCATTGTGCTCGCTGTCGGTGGCGATCAAACAAGAAGAGAGTTTTTTGTCGCATGGCTGGAAACACAACGTGAAGCCGCGACAGTATTTGATGTGGTGACTCCCGAAAAAACATACAAAAGAGTCACGCTGACTGAGTACAGTGTGCGTCGCACGGCGGAAAGTGGCACAGCGTCCCGCATCATTGCAGAATGTACTTTTGAAGAAATACGGGAAGCGCTCACTACGTACTATGTAGCGGGAGAAGATACCGCAGATACGACAAATGCCAGTGATGCAGCTGATACACCGACATCAGAGACAGGGTTTGTTCAGACCATTACCTATACGGCGAAAACAGCCATGGAGTCTGTGACGGCATACGTCAGCGGAGTTGTTGAAAATGTCAGCAATACCATCAGCAACATAACAGGAAGTTAAATGGCCGATGTACAGATACCGTTAAGACAAATACCGAATCAGTCCCTGGCATGTGTACTGTCCGGGCAATCATGTGTCATTACTATCCGGATGCTGGGGGAGAATCTCTATTTGTCTCTTTCGAAAGATGGTGCTCCGATTTGCCAGAATGTCCTGCTGGTTGACCGATCTGCCATTGTGAGGGCCGCCTATACCGGGTTTGTCGGTGATCTGATTGTTGTGGACAAAGCGGGGCAAGAGAACCCGCAATATGACAGATGGAATGACCGTTGGGTGCTGCTGTATAACGAGGAAGGATACGATTTATGACTGAAAAATACTACGGCAATGTTCAGCCGTCCGATGATGCTTCCGCCTATAACGAACTGGTGTTCCAGATCAACGCCATCATGAAGCGGGTCAATACCTGCATGCCGGTTCAGGTAACGGCGGTAAAGGCAGGAGGACTAGGGCCGGTCGGGTTCGTGGATGTTCAGGTGATGGTGACGCAACTGACCGGCAATAATACTGTAGTGGCTAATCCATCTATCCAGAATGTACCGTATTTCAGGGTTCAGGGCGGGAAAAATGCGGTCATCATCGATCCGCAGGGCGGAGATATCGGGGTTGCCTGTTTCTGTCAGAGGGATATCTCATCGGTCAAGAAGGTTCGGGCCGTTGCGCCACCGGGATCGCACCGGATGTTCTCGTTTTCGGACGCTGTTTATTTTGGAGGCACGCTGAATGGGACACCGGAGCAATATATCAAGTTTGACGGATCCGGAATTGCGGTTTATTCGCCGACCAAAATCACCTGCACAGCTCCCGAAATCCTGATGGAAGCGGAGAATAGCATCACGATGGACACGCCGCTGGTGCAGATTACGGGGCAGATGGTTCAAACTGGTGCGAAAGGCTCTGGGGCGCAAACGTCCGGCGGCATTACAAACACCGGCGGCACGATTTCCAGTAATGGGGTGGTTCTCGAGACCCACGTGCACTCGGGTGTGACCTCAGGAGGGGCGAATACCGGAACTCCGGTCTGAATCATTTTATGGGCTGCCAATTCTTCGTACTTCTGTTTGCTTTCTTGTGAGCGAGGTCATTGCAGACATAGAAGGAATTTGGAAGGTCGTTCTCGTTTGCATATTTGTATTTCCCAAAGTAAACATCATTCACGATTTTTTTCAGTTGTGCGTCTGAGAACGATACATTGAATTTTGGATTCAGATTCTTTTTTATCGTTGCATTATGTTTCTTTTCGGCTTGTTTCAAATTGTTGAACGCTTCCTGCGGGGATTTCTTGAAGTAATCTCTTGATTGGATTGCCTGATGCATATAATCGAAACCTTTCACGCATTTAATGAAAACTTCGTTATATACCTGGCTTTCTTTCCCGGAAAGAGACTGCCCTTGAGAGGAAAAAGAAGTAAGAAACATGAAAATGGCAAGAAAGTATTTTTTCATAAAAGGCGCTTTCCGAAAAAGAACTGAACAAGGGCAAAAGGAACATGTGAAATATTCTAGCCCATAGAGATTTGTTGAGACTATCGCATTTTTTGGGAAACACTGCCACAACAGCCCGGATCGCTCCGGGCTTTTTCGCAATTTGGACATGGAACCAATACGACAAGCATTCCTGATAGGGTATGCCTATGCGACGGGTGTTCGGTATGGACTGGGTTTGCGGTTGGCTCTGGATGGAGAATTCAGGGAAAGTGAGCATCCGAGAGACAAGGACGGGAAGTTTGCGAAAAATGGCGAATCAGGCGGGAAAGAAGATATATCCAGCTTGTTGAAACCGGAAATCAAAGGCGTCAGAGGAAAAGCTGCCATAGAAGCTATCCGTAAAGCAGGGAAAGGATACGTGAAAGGCGCGTTTTACCGGAACGATATCGGCGATATTGATCTGTTCTGGGGAAATGATGATATCGGGCTGAAACATATTTTGCTGAGACGTCAGGCGCAGGGCGTGAATATGGGAAAGTTCCTGAATGATCTAACCGTGACCATAGAAAACGGCAAATTAAGGGTGAACAGTGGCGGGAATTTCGAGATATGGAATGACGGTAACCTTGCTGTTGTTTACCCGTCATTTAAGGGGAACAAACTGAATTTTGTCTGTACGGCATTTCGACAAAAAAAGCCTTCCTGGATAAAGAAGGCTTGATGTGTTCTGGATGGCCGCCACTCCTTTCGGTCCCCATCATTTACCGCATGCCCGCATAAGCAGGCCGGTTGCACAGCGAAGGCGGAATGTAATTTCTGTTGTCAGAACACACGTTCATTATAACCAAAAAATTCTTTATGAATACCATGTTTTTAAATCCGGATACATGGGATTTGGTCGTGGACGATTATGGAAATATCGCCATGGCAGAAAGTCCCTATGCTATTGCGCAGGATGTTGCATCAGCCTGCCGTCTCTGGCTTGGCGAAGCCCGATACGACACGACACGCGGCATCCCATATGAAACGTCTTTGCTGGGAGAATTGCCGCCACAATCCCTGATCGCATCATGGTTCGAGACGGAAGCGGAGACGGTCCCTGAAGTTGAATCCGCACAAGTCGTTCTGTCTTTTGACCAGACAACCCGACAGATGTCAGGGCAGATACAAATCACTCAGACATCCAGCGAAACCACCACTCTGAATCTTTCCTGATTATGGCAGAAACCAATGTTCCATCCGTGGAAATCACGGATACGGGCGTTTTTGTGCCCGAAACATCCAAAGTACTGGCTGGCGTTTTACAAGACTATAACGCGGCTTTTGGCGGTAACCTGAACATTACCAGCGTTTCCACTCCACAGGCTTATCTTGCAGGCGAGACGACAGTCAACATTACGAATGTCAACGCAGCGCTGGCTTATCTTTTCAACAATGTCGATCCAGCCTATGCATCCGGACGCTTTCAGGACGCCATCGCGAGGATATATTTCATCACACGCAAGGCTGCCACACATACGACGGTAACGGCACTATGTACCGGTTCTCCGGGCGTGATGCTTCCGGCGGGAAGTCAGGCGAAAGACGAAAACGGATACACGTATACATCTGCGGCCAGCGCCGTTTTCGATTCGACGGGGCAGGCCACAGTCATTTTCCGGTGCGATACCGCTGGTGCCATTGCGTGTCCAGCCGGAAGTTTGACACAGATTCTTGTTGCTGTTCCAGGGTGGGATGCGGTTACGAATGAAGCGGCTGGCATTGCCGGAAATCCTGTCGAGAACAGGGAAGACTTTGAACGTCGCCGTTATGAATCAGTCGCTATCAATGCAACAGGAACGGTTTCTTCCATTCGTTCCGCCGTATTGGCGCTGGATAACGTAACAGATTGTTTTGCGGTGGACAATCCGAAAAATGAAACGGTTTCATATGGAGCAACCGGCTACGAACTGGCCCCGCACAGCGTCTATGTGGGCGTGGTAGGTGGAGATAATGAACAAATCGCGCAAACGATCTGGACAAAAAAAGACCTGGGATGCGATTACAACGGAAACACGAGCGTTGTTGTTTATGCTGATTCAGCTCTCGCGGCCCCTTATCCCCAGTACAACGTTGTTTTCAACAGGCCGACGGCAGTGCCGATCCTTTTTGCCGTCACGCTGAAAGCAAGCAATTCGTTGCAGGCCAATATCGAAGAATTGGTCAGGACAGCGATCATTTCTGCATTCAATGGCGAATTAAACGGTTTTACACGCGAACGAATGGCGTCATATATCTTCGCGTCGCGCTATTACTCCGTTGTGTCAGCGATCAGCGAGTACGTCAATATCCTGTCTATCCTGATCGGAACGACAACAGCGGACAGCAATTCCCTTGAAATGGGGATCGACCAATACCCGACCGTTTCCGCATCCGATATTGAGGTGACGCTGTCATGAGGCAATATGGAAACAGTCCCACTATCCAGCAGTTGGTCGCAAACCTGAAGTTGTATTTCGATTCGGAATCTGCCGTAAACGAGTTTTACGACAAGATATGGAACATCGAAACGGCAAACACTTTTGGATTAGACATCTGGGGAAATATCGTCGGAATCGGGCGCTACATCACAGCGGACAGCGCCAGCAAGTTTTTCGGATTCCAGACGACCAATGATTCGTTTGCACCTTTCGATCAGGCACCGTTTTATGACGGAAAACGCGCCACGACGACTTACCGGCTCGAGGATGAGGCGTACCGGAAGCTCATCATGGTAAAAGCCATGGCGAACATAGTCCGGCCGAACGCCCCGACGATCAACAGGATGCTGCAATATCTGTTCGATGGAAAACGTTGCTATGTCCTCGATCTTGGTGGCATGGCCATGCGATACGTGTTTGCTTTCTATCTGCAACCTTACGAAAAAACAATCGTCTATTCTGACGTACTGCCGAGACCGGCGGGAGTCAGGGTAGAAATCGTCGAAATTCCCCAACCTAATATTTTCGGCTTTTCAGAAGCCGGATCCAAATCAGCACCTTTTAATCAAGGCACTTTTTACAATCCTGACTACTTCTAAGTAACCATGAGCATAACGACACCTGTTCTCATTCCTGTCCCGTTTTGCAATTCAGGGAACAAGGCAACGATTCCGGTCAACACTCCAACATCGCCGGATGAAGCGAATTACGCATCATACGAAGCAGGATTTCCACCGATTACCATGATACCGACGGAAGCGAATGGCATTCCTCCGCGTGGTGTGGATTTCAACGGAATCCTGTATGTGATTTCGTCCAATATCCAGAACTGGAATGCCGGTGTACAGATGAAATTCAACAGTGATTTCTGTACGGCAATTGGGGGGTATCCTCGCGGGGCAGTTCTGCAGGCGAATGACAATAACGCTTCTTATGTGTCCGCCATCGATAACAATACCGGTGATTTCAACAGTAACCCCGAATTGATAGGAACGGATTGGCTGCTTTATGGCGGTGGCGGAAATTCGATACGTTTTGCTGTGGCCGGTGGAAGCAGTGACATCATTACAGTGACATACGAAAATCCTGTTACAGAACTGACTGACGGAATGATCGTTTGTTTCCAGGCAACCGCTGCAAATGCGACCACGACGCCATCGTTCAACCCGGACGGCTTTGGAGCGGTCACTATCGTGAAAGGGGCAAACCAGCCTCTGAGCGAAGGTGACATCAGTGGCGAAGGTTATCTTGCCATATTGCAATACAGCGCGACCTGGAACAAATGGGTGCTCCAAAACCCGGCCACCGGCATCAACATCGTCGTCCCGTCGGCCATGCCGGTCGGAGCGATCTATGTGCAATTCGCGGGTCAGACTGACCCGACCACACTTTTCGGCGGCACGTGGGAAAACGTGTCATATATCTATGCTGGTCTGTTTTTCCGTGCCGAGGGCGGCAATGCGGCTGCGTTCGGCTTTAACCAGAATGGCGGCGCACCGAATATAGTGGGATTCATGGGTAACGTGCAGATGTCGAATTGGGCTTCAACTGGGGCTTTCTACGCAAATGGAGCCGACGGAAATGAATATAACTGGAATGAATTTAAGGCGGGCGGATCCGGACAGCGAGGAATCTTCATGTACTTTTCCGCTGCCAACTCTAACGGCGCCTATTCTGTGAACGAATTCCGCTCCGCCAACAGCACCATCCGCATCTGGAAACGTACCGCATAAAGGGTAAAGACATGGAATACATCATCATTGATAATGGAGTAATCACAAAACACGGTTGTGCACAAACCAAACCCGAAAACGCTCTCGAAGTCCCGAGCGGATTTCCGGGGTATGTCGGATTACCGTTTGCATCTCTCAAGGACGATCTGACCGGCCTGAAACCGCTGTCCCAACAGGTAGCCGAAGGTATAGTGACTGTACCGGACGGCTACAAAATCAATGAGGCGGACAACGAATTTATCCGGATGGAGCAGTCGGAAATCGACACAAAATACCCACCCAAAACCTACGCCCTCGAGGGATCGTTTGAGGCCATCGAAATCAGAAAGACGTTTGATCGGGACGGGAATTTCGGATACTGGTCGCCAGAAAACACTGTGGAAATGTCTGGAGAACAACCCGGCCCGGCATACAAGGCCGTCTGCGGGCAATGGGTACTGGACGAAGACAAAGCGTCGGAAGTCGCCATGACCGAAGCCAAAACGGAGCGAACCGAAGCGGTATCCCGCATCACCGTCGAAGTGGACGGGATGATATTTGACGGCGACGAGAAATCTCAAGATCGCATGTCAAGAGCGATTACCATGTTCACCAGTTCCGGATTACCAGCGGATACCACGACAGCGTGGGTACTGGCGGACAACACCGTCGCTCAGGTGACGATTGACCAGCTAACACAGGCGCTCCTGCTCGCCGGTCAGAAACAGACCGAACTTTGGACGCAACCATACGAGGACGCGGCATGATCTGGCTGTTGTACCTACCACTGACCGCAATCGTCTGTCTTCTCGCTTTTCCTCTCGCACCGATAATCGCCCTGTTCGCCGATGGACAGGGCGATGTCACATTGTCCACAAAAAACCCGCTGCGTCTCTGGCTCACGCCTGACAATCCGATCGAAGGGGACCGCGGACATATTGAGCGATGGGCTGGGTTTGTTGTCGCACATCACAAAATCGGCATGTATGTCCAGCGCGTTGCATGGCTCTGGCGTAACAAGGCATACGGATGGCGATGGACGGTGTTCAGCACGTTCGTGGCGGCGAACGATGAGCTATTGCAATACGGCGACAGTGAGACGGACAACGACCCGTACCATCCGGGCGTTTGGTTTGCCACGACATCACGCAACCCCGTCAAGGCACGATGGATGTTGTATGTGATCTGGCCAACGTTTCCCGGCAGGTGCTTGCGTCTTTATCTGGGATGGAAATTGCAGAGTGCGTGCAAGTACCGCATTCAGCATGCCGGCAATCCGGAATTTGTCGTATCTGACTATACGGCTATGTTCGTGTGTAGCGTTAATCCGTGGAAGGAAAGAGGATGAATTACATAACGCCAGAGCTTCTTATCGGCATAATTTCCGGGCTTGTTGTCTGTGTTGCGACAATGTTCTGGTTTTTCTTCCGGCGCTTGTACAAGCTGATTGACGGGTTGCGTGGATGCGTTGATCGGATGAAAGACCGTCTGGAAGAACGCATCCGTACAAATGATGAACGTCACGACGACTTGCACAATAAATTCGACGCGCTCCAAAAAGAGCTGTACGAGCTGAAATGCTACGTCTATTCGCAGCACGGGGGTATAAATGAATAAGACGCGCATTACTGTGGCGGCGCTGGCTGTGTCGGCAGCCGCGCTTGTGGGTATCGCCACGCACGAAGGTTATCGCGGCGAAGCGTACAAGGATGCGACCGGTATTCCCACCATCGGCTACGGCGAAACCGCAGGCGTGAAGATGGGCGACAAGACCACACCGGAACGAGCGCTTGTGCAACTGCTGGAAAGTACGGAAAAACACGCCGACGCTATCCGAAGCTGTATCAAGGTGCCGCTGTATCAACATGAGTTCGATGCCTACGTCAGCCTATCCTATCAGATAGGTGCTGGTGCTTTTTGCAGGTCAACACTAATCAAAAAGCTCAACAAAGGCGATTACACAGGGGCGTGTAACGAGCTTGATAAATGGGTATATGCTGGCGGCAAAAAACTTCCTGGAATTGTAAAAAGACGTCAAAAAGAAAAAGAAATGTGTCTCGGAATAAAAAAATAATGTAATATTGTCGCGTTAGTCAGTTATAAAACATATGTGATTTTATGCCAGTATGCAGATATTGTGGGACGAATTTTGAAGGTCCGTACAGAATGAAATATTGTTCTCTAAAATGTCGCATTTTAAGAAGAACACATGTCAAAGGAGAAAACGAATGTTGGGAGTGGAATGGCGGTAAAACAAAAGCAGGATATGGTGTGTTGAATATCTGTAACAAAATAGTATTAGCGCACAGAATATCATATGAGGCATTTTTCGGAGAAATACATGAAGGGATTTTTGTTTGTCATCGTTGCGACAACCCGTCATGCGTAAACCCTAAACATCTATTTGTCGGAACGAACGCTGACAACATGCGCGATATGGCGGAGAAAGGCAGAGCGGCATGGAAAAATCGAGAAATGCCAAAAGAGGTAAGGGAAAAAATAGCGGCTACAAGAAAAGCGAGTGGATGGAAGCCTAGCAGAGAACAGATACAGGCATCTATTGAGGCACGGAGAAAGCTTTTATCAGACCCAGTTAAAAAGAACGAAATATATTCAAAAATTCGTGGTGAAAAGAACCCGAATTATGGGCCAATGACAGACGAGAAACGCGCAAGATACAAAAAATATTGGGAATCTCAAAAAGGAAAAAAGCGCGGTCCAATGAGTGAAGAAACAAAGCTAAAAATAAAAGCAGCTCATTTGCGAAGGTCAATATGTTCCGGAAAATTACCAACAAATTAAACAAGCCGGCGCATGCGCGGAAATCAGGCGCTGGAACCGTGCAGGCGGCAAGGTATTGCCTGGACTGGTCAAGCGGCGTGAAGCGGAATACAAAATGTGCAAGGGGGAGTCTAAATGACGAGAGACGAATTGCCGGAAGAAAAACGAACGCGCTGCGAAGTCTGGACGCGGGTGATGGGATACCACCGTCCGGTCCACAATTTCAACGCAGGTAAGCAGTCGGAGTTCCGTGAACGTAAATGTTTCAGGGAACCGGTAAGCGGGGGACAAATTGTCCCCGGGAACCGCTTACAGATTGTAAGCAGATGAATTTGATAACTATTCGGAAATTCCGAATAGTTGTTGATAACCAGTTATTTGGTTTTTCCGAATAACTAGTGATCCAAGATTTTGGATCAAACTTGGAGCAAAGGATGCATCAAAAATTGCTTGTCGGAATTGCTGGCCTGATTGTCGGACTGACTGCCGGGTGGTTTGCAAACGGCTGGCGGCTCAATGCGCAAATCGAAGCGACAGCCGCCGAGCACGCGCAAGCGCTCCAGCGTGCCGAGCAGGAAGCCAGATCAAAAGAGCAGGAATGGCAATCTACTCACAATAAACTGCAAGCAAAATACGAGAAGGAAAAGAAAAATGCTGAATCCAAAATCGCTGATCTGCGCCTCCGCGTGCGCTCTGGTACTGTGCGCCTGTCAGTCCCCGCCCGTGGCTGTGCAGTGCCCGGAAATCCCGGAGCTGCAACTGGAAAAACGCGAGCCGAACTTGACGGAAAGACTGCTGACGATCTTATCTCTATCGCAGCCGACGGAGACGCAGCAATCCGGGAGCTGAATCTGTGTATTGATCAGTACAAAAGTGTTTCGCCATAAAAAATAATAGCTAGTATTTATCAGGTGTTTGAGCTGATTGTTTTTTGTGCATGGCGAAACGAAAATTTAACTAACCTATTGATTTTAAATAATTTATAAACTGCCTTCTAAGCCGTAGGTCAGTGGTTCGAATCCACTAGGGCAGGCCATTAAAATCAATCACTTATCATCATTCCCGACTTTCTTTGCATCTTCATGGCGAAACACCTGTTTCGCCATAACCGGTTTTACCGTCTTGCCTTTTTGCTGTCGTATGTAGATTTCCGTCGTTCTGGTATTGGTGTGCCCCAGCAGGTTGGATGCCTCGACGATGCCGTAAATGTCCCTTATGTCTGTTGCCGCTTTGGCGCGTAAATCGCGGAACTGAAAACGCTGGAAGGGTATTCCTCGTTCTTCGGCTTCTTGTTGCGCAGCATCTCTTGCTTTATTGAAGTGGTAGCGGAAATATCCGTCATTGTTCAGCATGTGTCCGGCCGGATCCGCCAATATCAACATACTGACCACACCACGTTTTTTGATCCTGTCCAGGACATTCGCCAGTTCTCCAGTTATTTCTATTCTCAGCTTTTCTCCGGTCTTGTTTTGGGTAATTTCCAGATATCCGTTTTTGATGTTATCCCAACGCAATTTTTTGACATCTGTCGGTCTTTGACCAGTCAGATAGGCAATATCCAGGGCATCGCGTAATACATCTTTCGAGTGTTTATAAACGAGTGCCAGTTCTTCATCTGATACATATATTTTTCGTTTTTCGTCCACTTTCATTTGACGTGTCAATCCTGTAACCGGGTTGATTACTGTCATGTATCCTCTTGCAATCGCCCAGTTGCAAAAAAAGAAATTTGATTTCTTTTTTTGCACTGGCTTTGGATGACCGACGATAATAATAAGGCATGATTTGTGCTGGCCGGATATCATCAATATCCATTGGACCATACACCGGAGCAAGAAATCGCCAATATGTTTTCCTGTCTTTAATGGTTCGATCCGACAGTCCGGATTCTTTTCTGTTTTCAGCCCAAACCATGTATTTCTCGAAGACAGCCTGAAAAGAGTTTTCTGTCACGACGGGGTGATGTTCTTGTCCTTCCAGTTCTGCCCATCTTATTTTCGCTTTGGGAAGGTCGCTGCCCAAAGCGATGGTTTTGCGTTTCCCGTTTTTGTCGCGAGGGAGTTCGTAAAAATAGTAGCGTTTTTCGTCTCCTCGTTTGTTTTTACGGATACGCACGACCATGTGCTGTGGCAAATCAAGATGTTTTTTCTTGATGGCTATCATTACGCAACCTTACTAAAATCCGGAAATGATTTTTTTATTTGAGGTTGTAAACTCATTTTTTCACGACAATAGCTACGACTGACAACAGGGTATCCATTTGCATTTTTTGCAAAATGCCATCCGTTCGTCGTCAGCCACCGAATTTGTGCGGATTTTTTTGTCCTTCCGGTTAAAAAGGCCAGTTCATCCTGATTCAGAAATTCGTCCATAACACCTCTTTAAATCTTTGAACTATCTCCAGATAGGCGAAAAATTTTTTCCAGGTGGACTGGTGGCTTGTTATGCGATCTGACATAATCCCAGTCCATCTCAAAAAAACCATTTGCGTTGAGTGGAGTAAGGTTAAAAGCCTCGTATGGTCCTATTATTTCTGTGAGGCTTTCCCATCGAGGTTCAAGAAATCCTTCCTTTTTCACCCATTCCGTCTGTACGCACACAGCTCCGTAGCCCTCGTGTGGAGCTATACGGCATAAACATGGATCGCCGAAAATTTTATCAATCACCCTGGACAATTCTTCCCAGCTTCTTGCGAAAGCCGTCCCGCAGACATCTGGTCTGTCCTTATATTGCACGTACACCATTATCATTTTTCTCTCCAATCGCGGCCGAGATTGCCGATGATGATTACTTTATTTAGTGACGCCATTTTCCGCTTCCTTTTCCAGTCTTTTCGCAAGGTCCAATGCACTATCGAAAACGATTCCTAAAATTTTCAGCTTCACCGTATCGATCTTTCCCGCAAGAACACAAGACAAAACTAATGTCGAGACTTGCACAGATACCGCGTCCTTTTCTTGTTCATTGAATTCAGGATTTTCACAAATTTCACGGGACATTTTTTCCGCTAGGTCTTTTATAAAATCAGCTTTCGCGTTTTCTTTTTTCGTCATCATAAAAATCAAATATCGCTTAAATTGCCACAATGTGCTGGCAGCTTTACTGTGACAGTTCCTTCCAAAAATTCCGCAAACCGCTTCTGTATGCCTTTTCCCGGTTGGATATGCCCGACAACAACAAAGTCTCTCAGCCGTCCCATATCTTCTTTTGTTACGCGGAAACATTCAGAAAATCCTTGTCGTATATCGTTCTGCCAGTCACCGGACAAAATGCCGTATTTCTTGCCGAGCCACGATTGCGGTCCGGCATGGACAAGATGAGGCGGATCAAAAACAACCAGATGAAATGTCTGATCCGGAAAGCCCATATGACGGAAGTCCTGAATAATGTCCGGCCTGATTTGCAGTACACGTCCATCGCACAGGACATGTTCTTCGGTTCGGTTGTCAGCAAATACGGTCAACGGGTTTTGCTTGTCAAACCAGAACATTTTTGAGCCACAACAGGCATCGAGTATTGGTTTCATCTGATCTCCATATACGCCCTGATTACTTCCGCCGCGACTTGCGGGACGATTGCATTGCCGTAGGCCTGCAATGCGCCCACTCTGCCGGATATCCCATGAGCCATCGGGACAATTCCGGATTCAACTGGCCGCCAGCGTTGGTCTCGGCAATAAATCCAGTCAGCACCCGACCAAGGCGATTGATCCGAGTTCCCGGTTCCAGCACTTGCGCCGGCAGACCGTTCCTCGGGTCTTGCGCCATATCTCCCTGTTTTTTCGCGTCGTTCGCACGGGGTGTCGCCCATGCTGCAAGCAGGCAAAAGTCGTTCAGATTGCTCCCGTGCCGTGTCTCTCTCATTGCCCGTTTCGACTGTCCGCCGCTCTTCCCGTCCCGGGATTGCGGTGTCGGCCACGCCGTAATCCACACCGTCCGTCCCAACAGCGCATTGACATGGACATTGGCTTCCGCACCGTCCTTGTGGTCTCTCGTCGTCGGAGTGGGCCAGCTTGCCAGAAAAACCGAATCTTCCAGTCTTGCTTTCCGATCCAGCGCCCTGTCCGGGTTCCCGGTCGAATGTCTGCGTGGCGTCGGCCACGAACCACAACCGTTGTCGGATATGCGGCGCACCGACGCACGCAGCAGGCAGACCGACCGACCCGACGGCGTATCCTTCGCCTTCCAGGTCAGTTTGAACAAGATCGAGCCATCCGTGGTTAATCGCTGCCTCAACCTGCTCGCCAAAGACCGTGACAGGGCGGCACTCCCGGATGAGGCCGAACCAGACCGGCCAGAGGTGCCGGTCGTCCTGCATTCCCTGTTTCTTTCCGGCTGCGGAAAACGGCTGACAGGAGAGTTATGCAAACGGATTGCCGAAGAAGAACGGTTGACCGCATTCCGCTTTAATCTTCTGGATGATCGTGTCCGTCGCGGCTTTCATGGTCAGATCGGGCCGCACCAGTTCATACCAGAAAACAACCTTGCCTTCACGGTGACGGTAGCGGAGCCGTGCATTGATCTGATAGGCGTCTCCCCCGAAATAAACCGGAATGCCGATTGCAAACTTGTCGAACACTCTCATCTGTTCAACCGTGCCTTTGTCGTCGTCCTGGACGAATGTCATGTTGACGCCACCGTTTTGCAAGCGCACCGACGATTTGAAACGGTAATCCTGTTTGGCCTCGAAGTTGAGGGCCATATTGAGAATTTCAGCACTGGACGGATAGCCATCCGGACTGGCGATGTCCGCCTGATTGTTGTCAAGAAACTCTGCGAAATCAACCTGAGACATGACCGTTCTGTTTTTGCCTGCCCACCGCAGATACTCCGGCGAGAACTGCGGCGCATAGTGGGCGACATGGTCGCGCCATGCCTGTTCATCCTCTTTTTCACCGTGATCGTTGATGACAGCCTGAAATTTCGCCTTGTCCTCCGCATAATCAACGTCGGCCCAGATGGTGCAAGCGGTCAATGAGCCGTGACGTTTGACGTATCCGATAAAGCTGTCCGTGTCGTTCAACGATACAATTGCTTTTTTACGCCGCGGCTTCTGGAGCAGGGCCTCATTGTCGCAATCCTGTACTTCCCATCCTTTCGGGACAGCGATTTTCCGGAACTGGATTTCATCGTTTTGGTAAACGGTAATTGGTTGCGGTGCGTTCTCGAAAATTGTCTCTGCAATGTTTTTTTCTTCGTCCATTGTCAAAATCCTTTAAGAGTAAGAGGGAGGTTATTGAGCGTTTGCCGTTTTCAGCGGAGCGGCTGGAACGTCAACGGTCTTGAGGTTGAGCTTCTGCTGGTTCGGGTTATCCGGTACCAGATTGCCTTCCGGAGTGACGAACAGCAGGGCTTCCATTGGAGCCTCTGCCGGTTTGGACAAGGTGGCTTTTCCGGTTACGGTCATGGCCCCGTTTGCAGTGGCGCGCTTGACAGTGATTTTCAGGGTGATGGAACCCTGTCCACCTTGTTCGTCAACCGCTCTGACCAGCTCGGCCATCATGTCGCTGGATTTGTCGATAAATTCGCCACCTGCGATTTGGCGTAACGTGTCGGTTATGGGTCTTACTGACATTTATTTCTCCTTTATGTATCCCCGCTTTTGTCCGGAGCGGGGGAAACCGGAAGGAAAGATAATCATGAGTAGTTAAAGCTGCGTGGTCGGTGTCACCCTCACGCCGTAGCGGTTGTTTCGTCTCCCCGTCACCGCTACTGGACGGGGGATGAGTTTTGCTCGTCTTCGTTTGTTGGTTCGTCTGGCGGCTGATCCATCAGCCAGTCTTTCAGTCTCATCTGATTTCCACCCGTTCGGTCTGTTCCAGCTGACAGCCAGGGACGCTTTTGCCGTCCTTCAGGTCTTTCAGGAGTCGCCTTTTATCCAATCTTGCTGGCTCGGGTTCCGGAATTTTCCAGTACACTTCCGGTACCAGCCCATCGTCGATGATCTGCACGGCATGCGGATTCTTCTTAATCACAATATCGAACTCCAGTCCCTTGACTTTCCGCACTCCAGCGATGGTCATGCACGTCTGTAAGTACTCAAGCAAGCTTTTGCGCTTGTTCTCAAAATGCACTTTTCGCTGACACATTTCGTCGCAAGCGTTTTCCAGAGCGATGATCTTTCCCTCAAACTCTTTAACGATATAGCCTGTGGCAAGACATTTCTTTTCGAAATCGAAGCTTTCCGCCTCGATGGTATCGGCGATTGTCTTCGGGTCTTGCTCTGAGTTTTCGAGTTTGTCCTTGAGTGTGGCCACTTCGGCAGACAGCTTGTACAAGTTACTCATACATTCTCCCGGACATAATTGACACAAGCCTCCATGACTTTCCGGCTGACTTCTGTTAGTTGACGATCGTGCAGAGACAGAACAACCGGCAGGTTCCGGATAAGGTCTCCATTCAGAGACCACGTTCCTTTTTCCTTTCCTCTGGAAATCAGTAATTTCAAGTTGGCAAGCACGACAGCGAATGCTGTTTTCGCTTCACCCATATAACCTTTCGGATATTCCTTGTTCGCGAGAACCAATGCCAGATTGCAGACCGAAACGATATTCAAAACAGCCTGCCTGTTCGGTTCCCGTTTCGCCCAATCCAGAGAAAGCCAGGCGAAAAGAGACAAATCCCGTTTTTCATCCTCATCCAGCTTTCCGTTCCATGACTGGATTTGCTGCATACGCTGAAAAAGAGCGCGTTTGTCTTGTCTCATAAATCACCCTTCAAAAAGGAATATCGTCTGAACCGTCTTTACCTGCCTGATACGTATTTCGCTTTGTTTGCTGACCGTCATGCTTTTGGCCAAGCATCTGCATCTGATCGGCGATGATTTCAGTCTGGTAACGCTCTATGCCATTTTTGTCTGTGTAATTCCGTGTTTTCAGCCGTCCTTCCACATAAACCTGCGCCCCTTTTTTCAGATACTGTCCGGCGATTTCAGCCAGTTTTCCAAAGAAGGAAATCCGGTGCCATTCGGTCGCTTCCTTCTGCTCGCCAGTAGCCTTGTCACGCCAGCGATCAGTCGTGGCTACTGCAATACTGGTAACCTGTTCGCCGCTCGGCAGATATCGGTTTTCCGGATCGCGACCGCAGAATCCAATAATGATGACTTTGTTTATGCTCATTGCTTTTTCTCCAGTATCGCTTTCAGGCGGTCATATTCTTTCTTGATTGACGGACGATCTTTTGGATTCGCCTTTTTCCATGCATCGCCAAAGATGGCTTGCAGTTCCTCAACGGTTGATGCGTCACCCATTGCTGTGAAAACGTCTGTCCAGTCATCCGGGTCTTCCAGATCGTCAAAATCAGACTTCGGCTGAATGGGCTCCTGTACCGTTGCGTCAGGGTCATTGTCTCCCTCTGTCGGTATGGCGAATGTTTGGAAACAGGCGTATTTATATGCAGCACTCATAGCCTTGTTGGTTGCTTTGTCCCCGCTGTCCATCGCTTCGCCGAACGTCCGCGCCGTATGCTTTGACCCGTCGTCTGCCGATACAAAGTCAAACTCCGCCTCAACCGTCACGTAAAACAGTGCGGCTCCCTTCGTGCTTTTTCGCTCGACACAATCCCGCGATACCATGCGAGGGATAATGCACAGGTGATGTTCTGCCAACAGGGGGGAAATCACGTTATACACATCATCAATACCCCGAAAGGCATACATCGGCTTGTTGTTCCAGTCCTTCGCCTCGCGGTTTTTTGTGATACCAATCTTTGACAAGGCCGCTTGTACCGCATTGATCGCGGCATAGACGTTTTTCGTGTCGCTCATGCTATCTCCTTGACCATTTCGCGGGCTGCCTCAATGTTTTCCGGTTGTAACCAGTAAGCCCCGTCACGGTACGAATGCGCCGGATTGTCATCCCTGTCATATTCAGGCGAAAGGATGTAAGTGTCACCGAGATAGTTTTTAGCTTGTGTCAATGTCATGCTATTGCTCCTCTGATGATTTCCGCAGCAATCCAGAACAGGCCGATATACAATGCCCATCCAATACCGGTAAAAAGTTCAAGCATCTTTTTCATCATCAAATCAACCTTCAGAAAATCCGGTTTTTTTTATCTGGATCCGGAAACCAGACCGGCCGACGCGCATCAGCCGGTGTTAATCGTTGCAGGAGTAATATCGGGCCTGCTCTTCTGCTTCCCTGGCACGTTCGTCTTCTTCGTCTATGATTTGTACTGCCAAGTTTTCGGCGGCATCATTCCAGTACGCCCAGATGGAGTCTTTGATCTGGTCGCTTGTCATCTGGGAGGCGTCGAAAGTTTCCAGCGCTTCAGAGATGTTTTCCGGTGTAGCAGGGTTGAAATCGCCTGCAAGAAGCTCCTCAACAACCTTGTTGACCCGATCACAAAAATGGCCGTAGCGATCCTGCTGTCTTTCGTATGCGGCCAGATCAGCCATCACTGGACAAAAATCTCTTGTTGTGTGTGCCATTTTTTACTCCGTCATTGTTTAGCTGATGAAGTAATTATAAGATTACTGATATTATAAATCAATAAGTATAATGATACTGTACTTATGTTTTTCTGATAAAATTGATGCAGGTCAATTTTGAAGGGTAGGGTAAATGACAGTAATTGCATGGGATGGGAAAACATTGGCAGCAGACAGACAGATCACATCTGGTTACACAAAGAACAAACGGATAACGAAGATCAGGAAATATGGGAATGTGCTTTGTGGGGTGACGGGAGAAACAAAATATGCTGATGCTTTGTTTAAATGGGTAGAGGGCGGAAGAATCAAGGAGAGATTCCCGTCATTTAGCGACGACAATCAGGTCATGCTGGTGGTTATCGATGATAAAGACTTGATCGAGTATTGGTCGTCGACCTTTGAAACAAAATATCCGCGTGATGAAAGAACATCATGGGGAAGCGGAAAAGAATTGGCTTTAGGCGCAATGGCGGCTGGGGCTGACGCAAAAAAGGCGGTAGAAATCGCCTGCGAATACGATCTGTATTGTGGAGGAGGGGTTGATGTTGTCGAAGCGTAATTTGTCAACAGAACGGGTGACGAAAGTGGAGTTGATCCCGGATATCGCAGTCAAGAACAATGTTGTGTTCCAACTGAACTGCGATCTTGGTATCAAGGAATTTGCTGTCCAGTTGGGTACATCAATGGGGGAAACAGTTGGTTATCTTATATTTAGCGGAGATGGGAAACACTTTGAAGCAACGAAGTTAATTTCTCAGGATGAGAAAGTGCCGCACAAATTAACTGTGTTGAGAGGGACACTATGGTCTTACCCGGAAGTGATTTCAAATCAGAAATTAGCTTGTCTTTCAGAGACTGATCCGTATTTTGACTCTGATTTATGGCGTAAATCAGTTGAGCAAGTGTGTTCTCATGAATTTTGACGGTAATTGTGTCGATATTGGCTCTAACACCACCTTCCTGGCTGATGTAGTCCCATCCGTCAGCAGTTAGTTCGGGAGGGAATGCGCAAGAGTATTTGCCATCTACACTTCGGATGATGTGACTGACAACAAGCCCTTTTTGCTCAAGATATTGGAGATTGACAATATACTTTTTCTGGTTTTCGTTGGCTTTTTCTTGGAACCACTCGACACTACCCATGTGATCTGGTGCGGTTTCGGCTAATTTTTGAAGAATTTCAATGTAGTAATCTCTCTCTAATAGCGGTTCCATATGTCAGTTCCCGAAGTTCTTGAAATTCATCGGCAGGGCGCGCAACACTTTGCCAATGATTCGTGTTTCGTCTGGTTTTTCGCTCCAGAGCCAAGACGCATATTTTTCATTGTCAGATTGGACGAGAATATTTCTGCCTGCAAGAGAAAGTCTCTTACAAAGTAATTCACCACCGTGCAGAATGATATATATCCCTTCGCCTTTGTACTCAGTGGCGACTGTATCGACAAAAAGCAGATCATTCGGATTGATGGTGGGTACCATGCTGTCTTTTGCAGCAAGAATGACCTTTATATTTCCTGCTCTATTCAAATTTCCGATTAATTCCTGTGCTGTTTTGCTGGACATGACCAGACGCTGAACAATCTCAGGATAATCAGGATTAAGCAAACCAGTTCCACAAGCCGCACGAACATCGAGTAAATCGTAAACGACACTGTTTCCATATTTTGATGTACGTGGTATCAGGTCAAGCGGCCCATCTTCTTGTTGTGCGTCGTCTTTTTGGTTGTTAGGGTACTTGGGTCCCAAGCCTGTTTCCAACCATAAGGCGTTTACTCCCAGTTTGGCCGCTATTGCGGCAACGTAAGTAGTTTTTTACGAGGCGCCGCTTTCAAGTTGTGAGATAGCAGATTGTTTTATGCCAACAGCATCCGCAAGCTGTTGTTGAGACAGCCCTTTTAAATTTCTTTCTTCTTTTAATCTTCGTCCAATATTCATATGAGCATCCTAATACAAAAAATGATAAATATTTTGTTGACTTAAAATATAAGCATGCGCATAATATAAGCATGATTGCTCAATTAATAACCACCAAACTGATCGAAAAAGGATTCCGTCAAGAGGAAATCGCAAAGCACCTTGGCTGTACCCAGTCAAATGTGAGCTTGCTACATACAGGCAAGACGAAAAGTCCATCTTTCGATATTTGCTTGGCTTTAATCAAGTTGGCAAAAGAGAACGGTATCGAAGTACCGGGAATTGAATTTATGGAAAAAGAAGCCCGTGAACGGTCAGATATGGAAGAAAAATGAAGTGTGTTTCGGGAAAGAACCATGCATACGATGAAAAGGCCCTGATCCGGTACTTCATCAATGAAGGCTGGACAAGGCGATCAGCTGTTGAACTGGCACGAGGCATGATCGAACGCGGTTCGTACCTGCCGGATCACGAACATGCGAAGTATCTGAAACTGGAGGGGAAATGACAGAAAAACTGACGGAATATCAGAACAGATTGATATCCGAAACATTGTGCAAGATGGTTCTGGACGGAGTAGCGCCGGACGAAATTAGGAAAAAACAGTGTTTCCTGTCAGAACAGATGACGAAACTGAATGCACCGTCATTTTCCGAGAATCTCTGTTCTGCAACCGTGGCAATAGAGGACGGGGAATCTGTTTCCGACGCTTCCCCGAAATTGTCTTTGCAAAACGGACTTGATCCCTTTATCGAAGCAGCTCTGGCAAATATAGTGGAAGGGCTCCGTCATGACTGGCGTTCCCGAATGGCTTTCTACTGGGGAGACATTACGCGCATATGCAAAGTTGCCGCTACCAGGGACAGTCTCGACCAAAGAATATTTTTCCTTCTCCGAGATGGATTCGCGCAGTTTTCTCAGTTCCTCTGTTTTTTCGAGTATCTCTTTTTGCAAGGAAAGTATCGCGACTTGAGCGTCGATGAGCTGGTCTCCGAGCTGGAGAAAGGTAGCAATCGGTACCTCGGAGAGGCCGGAAGAGCGTATCGATTTAATTATTCCGATGGCGCTGCTGATTCCGGACAAGACACTGGCTCCGGTTGTGACCGCTGTGGCGACAGTAACAGGATCCATTTTTAGGAACTCCTTTCGTGGAAGTTTGTTGTTTGGCGACACAAGCATAACACGTCAGGAGTTCCAACCAAACCACAGGTAATGACATGACTGGAAACGACAAAAAATGAAAAACATTATCAGTTTTATTGGACGGGTTTTTCTTTATTACGCAATAGGGGGTTGCGTGCCGAGCCTTCGAAAAATTGTTTTATCTGGCGACCCAGTGATTCTAATTGGCTGTCGTTCACTCGCAGGGAAAAACAGAATAGAGGCGTGTAGATCAGTATTTCTGGCTCCCCCGTATCGGGATTTAACACGACCAGTGGATCATCAATAGATTCGAAAGAGACTGCAGGGAAGGTTATTTCTTCAGTTTTCATGGGGGTTCCTTTCTGGAAAAAGTTTTTGGCAAAAGCCATTTTAACAGTTGGGAATCCCCGACAAACACAATAAGAGTTTAGGAGATTCAGATGTTGGCACCAAGCGAAGGCGAGCGTCTTAAAGGATCCGGAACGCAAGCCGTGCTCAGAAATAACCGAGAGTTTTATGAAAACGCTCTGCACGAATTGCGCCAGTATCTGATTCTGCTATCGGTCAACAAGGTGGATGTGTTCACGTTCGAGAACTTCCGTCAGCACTACCTACGAAAAGGACTTGAACCACCCTCCCATCACAACGCATGGGGCGCATTAGCCAGCAAAGCGGCAAAAGCGGGCGTAATCCAATGGACAGGGGAGCACATCCTGGCCAAATCAGCCAGAACACACGGACATCCGGTCAAAATCTGGAGACGATCATGAAAAGGTCACGCTATCCCACACGGAGAATACTCGTCGTCAGCAATATCCAGCTGGACACAGCAATAAACGTTTTGAAAAACATCCCGATAGATTCGGCCAACCCGATTGAAATCAGGATCGGCGAACAAATCAAAAGCCGAAACAAGGACCAGAACGCTTTGATGTGGGCTGGTCCGCTTCGCGACATTGCGAGTCAGGCATACGTCAACGGTCAGACGTACTCGGCCGATGTCTGGCATGAGCATTTCAAACGGGAATTTTTGCCGGAAGAAGCCGATACGGAACTTGCGCGGGAAGGTTATCAGAAATGGCGTTATTTGCCGTCAGGAGAACGGATTCTGAAGGCCTCAACGGGCGATCTGACGACAAAAGGGTTCTCTATCTACCTCGAACAGATTTACGCATACGGGGCTTCCTTAGGCGTTCAGTTCGGCATTTCCGAAAGGATGTTTACATGATCTATCGGAACCGGAAACTGCTTGATTTGGCAAAGTTTTCGCCCTGTTGCTTCGGGTGCGGACGTGTCAATGACGGAACCGTTGTAGCCGCTCACAGCAACCAGTTGCGGGACGGAAAAGGAAGAGGAATCAAAGCGCATGATTTCCGTGTGGCCTATCTGTGCCATGACTGCCATATGGAAATCGACCAGGGAAGCAGGTTAAGCAAATCTGAGCGGGTTGAGATGTGGGAAGAAGCTCATCGAAAAACGGTTGAGTGGTGGTTTTTATCGGGGATTCTGAACGTGAAAGGGGAAAAATGAGCGTCGAAGTAATGAAATGGGCTTTCGAGCAGGATTTGCCAGCCCGGGAAAAGTGGCTTCTGGTTTGTCTTTCAGACGGAGCAGCTCCGGAAGGGTTCGTGAGGCCGTCGAACGAATTTCTCGCAAAAAAAAC